TTCCAATCGCACCGGCCACGCCACCCGTCACAGCTGCGGCCACGGCAATCACCGCCAACATCGCAATCATCCGCACCGGGTTCGACCCGCCGCCACCACCGCCTGCTGGTATCGCCTCCACGTCGATGAAAACGAGAATGCGCCCGTTCTCGACGTAGAGATTCCAATCCCTGCGCAACACCGGCTTGCCGTCGAGCAACGCGATGTATGGGCGGTCCCATTTCGGGTCGAGCGCGGCTATGGTCTGCCCTACGGCCTGCTCGGTGCGGCGTTTTGACGGGACCAGGACGTGGCCGTGATAGATGACTGTCGCTGTCTTCACATGCGGCTCCTGTGTCTCAAGTATTCCCGCCGCCCGAAGCCAGATGTTCGCCATGACGCATCAGGTGTCCAAATGACGCCTGACCATGAGGTCGCGTGCAGGACGCCCCCGCCGTCAATGTCGAGCCATACGCCAACGTGGTACGGCTTGCGGATGACTGCGATGTCGCCATGCTTTGGAGGTCCATTGACGAGTTGCCACCCTTGCGCCTCGGCCTGCATCTTGATGAGCCCGACCATCGCCATGCCGTCGTCATAGTCAGGGGCCACGACTTCCGGCATGGGGATGCCAAAATGCGCTTGCTGGACCTGTCTGACCAGCCCGGCGCAATCGTATTTATTCGGCCCCTGTGCCCCGCGCTCGTAGGGGATGCCGATGTATCGTGCGAACTCGCTCATGATACGAGTCCCGGAAATTCTTCGGCGGTGTATTCCAGCGTCGGAAACTTGCGATTGATGAGATCCGGAAACCCGGCCACGGCGCTGATCTGGAAAACCGAACAGGATACGGTCATGATCTCCATGTGTATCGGAGGATCGTTTTGCGGACCTGACAGGTCGTTGCTCAAATATTCACGGTAGGTGCATTCAATCACGTCCGTGGTTGCCGTGGCGTTCTCAATCGCGGCGGTGATGAGACGGCTCACGTTGTCAATGGTGATTGTCATCTGGGGCACGCCAGTGGGCGAAATCTCCGGCTTCATGAAGTCGAAGGCATAGCCCACGAACGTCACTTCCGCGCCCGGATCTTCCGGCGCGTCAGCTTCAAGGAACGCGGCCAGGTCGGCACGGTCTCGCACGATGCGGATCGGCTCCGTGAACGAGGGATGCCGGATTTCAAGCGTGTGGTAGACGATGATGCCGCGAGGCGCGGAGGCGTATGCTTCCATTAGGGCTTCGGAAAGCGTTGCATCAGGCATAGCGCACCTCCATTTGCCCCGTGACGAGCCAGCGGTGATTGCCGGTCATGTCCCATTTCGGCGTGCCTCTGAAACGAGCCTCAACCGCCGTCGCGCCGCCCTTACCTACCCACAAAGAAATATTGAACCACCCGGCCCCGCCGTCTGCATCTGACGCGCTGTAAAGCCAGGTCCGAAAGGTGGCCATTTGCGCGTCAGACAGATTGACTGCAAACCTCACTGTGTCCACCTGGGCGAACGAGCGCCTGCGAACGCGCTGTGTGCCGACCTCCATGTCGGTTGCAACCGTCTGGTCAACCGGCTCGATGCCGTAGCCGTCGATAAGCGGGGCGGGGAGTGATGCGGGCCATGTTGCCATCAGTATGCTCCAGGGGCGCGACTGAGCCCGTAAGACTTTGTGATTGCCTGCGGCACGACGCCGGAACCCCGGTTGATGTCGGAGGCGATGGACGATTTGATTTGCTCAACCATGACATCAAGGATATTAACCCCGTTTTCCTGCCGCTGTTGCGTCTTGCCGCCATTGCCGGGTGATTCGATGATGTTGACCGTCATGGCCCCGCCACCTGACACTCCCAGCGTGCCGTCCGGGCCACGCTTTAAGGGCATGATAGCTTCCGGGCCAGCCTCGCCCATGAGACCTACTCCACGGGCAAAGGGGAAGATTGTGGGGCTTGAGACGATGCTGTTGACGTAGTCATGGAGCCCTGCGGACTCGAACACGTTACCCTTGGCAGAGGCTACCCCGGAAAAGGCGATAGTGGATGCGCTGCCGGTCAACTTCGGGGTGGCTAGGTACTTGAGGAATTCGCCAGCAGCACCAGCAAGGGGGCCTGTTATGCTCTGCTGGATAGCCATTCTGGCCATGTCCCGGATCACGCTGTCAGCGAAGTCAGAGAACGAGAGCTTTCCCGTGGCCACAAAATCGACCAGGGCGTCTTCCATTGACTGAAAGCCGTTTGTGAAAGCCTGTTCAGCGAGAGCGGCGGCGTTTGTGGATGCGTCGGCGTATGCCTCAAGCGCACGTACTGCGCCGTCCTGCCAATCTCTTGACACCTTCTGCTTTTCGGCCTCCACCCACTTGGCGACGGCTATTTCGTCAGCGCCTGCGGTGCGGTATGCTTCGGCCTGCGCTTCGATCTGGGAAACCTTGAAGGCTGTCTCGCCAAGGACGATTTCCTTGTACTTGTCAGCAAATTCGGTGATTAGTTCAAGATTCTTGGCTTCGGCTTCTGCCCGTGCCTCAACGCCTTCGGTAATGGCGGTAACGCGGGCGTCTTCGTAGTCGGTCCAATAGGTTTCGAGCTTTTCAGCGGCGTCTTTGCCGTCTTCAATCATTTTGTCATAGGCTTTTTGCGCGGCCTTCGCAGCCTTCTCGCCTGCCTCTTTTGCTGCAGCAGACTGAACAGGACTGAAAGCGTCAACGACTGGTGCAGGGGCCGTCCTGACATCGCCACGGTTTACCTTGCCGCGCATCGAGTTTAGCGCCCCGCCGTTATCAACCATGCGCTGCCTGTCGAGATAGGAGGCACGCTTGAAAGCCTCGAAATCAAGTTTGCCGTCAGATGCGAGTTTTGCACCCTGCGCGAATGTCTCAGAAATGGAGCGCAGATTTGCGTACTCGGTCAGCCTGATTATGGCCTCAGTGACGGCGTTGATTCCAGCGACAGCCCCGTCCGAGTCGTAAAGGTTGACCTTGAAGTCCATCCATGACTGCGAGAGCTTGTTTATTGCCGCCTGCCCAGACTCAAGTGCCGTTGTCTCAGCGGCAGCGCCGTACATGCGCGAGATTTCAGCGGCCAGTTTCGGAAGCGCATCATTGGCAAGGACTTGGCCCTGCTCAAGCATCTTGTTGAGTTGAGGGGTGGTCACGCCAAGGGCTTTTGCCATGAGCTGAAAAGCGCCTGGCAACCTTTCGCCCAACTGCCCTCGCAGCTCTTCAGCCTGTACTGTGCCCTTAGAAATCATCTGCGCGAGTGCGCGAAGCGTGCCCTCTGTGTCAGCCGTTGACATGCCAAGGGCCGTTGCCGCCTCAGTGACTGCCGAGAACACCTTGCGCACGCCCTCGCCTTCAAGCGACGTATCGCGGGCTGCGGCGGAAATGTTTTTGAATCCAGGGGCGAGAGCGTAGAAAGATTGCCCAAGCCTGTCAGACTCAGAGCGAAGGAACGCGATTGTCTCAGCGGCTCCGTATTGACTGCCGGAAATGGCGACGAATGATCTTTGGAGGCTATCAAGGGCGATGCCCGCATCGAGCACGGCCTTACCGAAATTTGCCACGGTTGAGACTGAAAGGTAGGCAAGCGCAGCCCCTGCAGCCGTACCCATCATATCCATTGAGCGCGACGCGGACTTCGCCTCTTTGTCTATCTTTCCAAGAGCGCCCTTTCCGTTGCGCTCAATCCCCCTCAGCGCGTCCTCAACCTTCCGCGCCCCAACAACCGCACCCTTGGCGTCAATCTCGATTACGATGCTGCGTTTCAGATCCATCATTTACCCCTTTGCTCTCGCCACAATTCCAGCACCGCCGACTCCATCCGCCGTACATCTCCGAGCAAATCAGCCCGGTCCGCAGTCTTGATACGCTTCACTCGCATCAAGGTTTCAAGGGCTGTATAGTCCATCCCGGTTGCACCAGCCGCCCCAACTCTCCATTGCGTTTGCATGTCGATGAGCATGTCGAGCGCGGGCCATACGTCGGGAAAAACTTCCTGGTCTGCCACCCCTTCCGCGTCTGCTATCAGGTCGGATGGGAGGCCCATCTTTGCCGCCACGTCTTGGGGATCGACTCCGCCCGAGTACAAGGCCCGAGCGGAGTCTTTCAGTTTTTTGCGCGGCTCTCGGCAAGCGCCTTGACGTAACC